TCCGTATAGCCGACCACGAAATCGTTAGGCTCGGCCTCTCGTCGAGGATCCACGAAAATGGTCCCGCCCATGGGGAAGGTGGGGCCACTGGGGGCGTGCATGGTGTCGTCACGCAGGATTAAACCGAAGATAGCCCCAGGCGGGTTATCTGGTGATATTTCCCACGGCGTACCACTTGGCAGCCGCCCTATGTCTGGCCTTTTGGCCCATTCTGCCGCCATGTGCCACGGCACCACCGGGACGCGCCGAGTCGCCTCGGCCGGTGCAGTTGGCGGGGGTGCGTCGCTCATCGATTCCTCGATCAGGGCCTCGACAGTCGAGCCGTATACCTTGGCCAGGGCGTAGGCGTTTAACACGCTCGGCACGCTGGTGCCCTTCTCGATGGCTGATAGCGAGCTGGGGTAGATAGCGCCCCCAGTCTCATCGCATACACGCTGCAGCGACCAGCCCCGCGCGTTGCGCCGTTTCAGGATCGCCGCACCTATTGAGTTTTTTTCTTTCATGATTGGCCCTCTCAGTCCTTTACCTATTGTCCGTTCTGGTTAAGCAATAACTCCACGAAGGGCAACGAAATTGTGTTGCCATTTTCGTTCTGTATGCAGAAAATGTAGCCATAATTACATTAGCGCATATTGAGAGGGGGAAAGTGCTATGGCGGCACGAACAGAGCGCGAAGCGGTTCTAGGGCACACAAACCACTGGTTCAGGCATTCAGAGTGGTCGGTCGAGAAGTTCGGCCACGACCTGCTGGCCCCCTCTCTGGCCGCCGCAGGCCTTGTCGAGCTGTTGGCAGCTGCAGAAACCGGCGATGAATACATGCGCAGCCGTAAGGCCTGGGGGCAGCGGTTAAACCGCATATTTAACGGAACCGCCCCTTTTCCGCTCGAGTGGAAGGCCGTCTGGCTGTCATGCCTGCCCGAGGAGTATGCCCGCGTGGCGTTGCGTGATTGCCTGGCGCTGTTCGACGTGCCCAATCTCCGCGTGCCGGCTTTCTCGCCCGCCCCTGTGCCTTCTGTACCTTCGCACTTCGGCGAGTTAATGCAGGAGTTCGGCCAGTTCGTTGCCGCCAGTACCCCCGCCCATAACGGCCGCTATGACCGCAACGACGACCCCGTCGAGGTCGATCGGATGCTAAAGGAAGGCACTGACGCCGTGCTAGCCATGATCAGCGAGCTGATGGCTATCGCTGCCGGCACCGGGCGTTCGTTGCCCGCGCTGCAGCTGCTGGTCGTTGGTTCAGAGGTGGCCCATGACTGAGCCCGTCGAGGATCTTGCCGCGCCTGACCTCGCGTCTCTGGCTTTAGATATCGAGGAGCCTGCACTGGAGGGTGAAACCCCCGCCGATCGCCAGCGCCGCCATGCGCGGATACGTAAGCGCCGACAGCGTCGTCGCGAGGAGCTCGAGAAGCTGCGCGCCAGCTCGGTGTTGGTGACGTTTGAGGCCTACAAGGGCACCCAGGCGGATATTGAGTTGATCTGCGCGGTTGGCGGCTTTGACGAGCAGGACGAGGCTATAACCCTAATTCTGCGCAACGTGGCCGATCTAGCCCGGCGTGACAGTCAAGCCGCTGTGGACTTTCTTCGCATTCCGTCAAGCTCTGGCGTTTATGAGGGTGAACCAGTTTTTCAACCTGTGGGGTTGTTGCATGCCTGACGCCTGCGATCGGGTCACTGGCCTGCAGATTGATATCGGCGCGGCTTTCATGGATCGCCGCGCCCTCCTCGCCGTTGTGGCGCCTCCTGTGCGCGCCTCGGCCGGCTGTATCGCCTGCGCCCGGCCTATCCCTTCCACTCGCCTGCTGGCTGTGCCTGCTGCGGTCCGTTGCGTGGCCTGCCAGGCGCGTGTTGATCAACGGGAGGGGCGTTCATGGAACTGCTGACGCTGAGCAGCAGGGGCTGGCCGTCAGTTGCTCCGGCCCCAGGACCGATTTATGTGTTGGGCGAGGCCCTATTCCTAGCTCAACCTGCCCGCCTCGAGGTGCGCCGCCCGGTGCCTGCGGTGACAGATCATGATCGCAGCATTATGCGCGACCTGGTGCTAGGGGCATTCCTGGGCCCGCAGCACTTTCGCGAGGATGACGGCACCTATGTCGCGCCCTATACGACAGAGACCACCCGCGACGCTTTCCCGGCCCACCTCGAGGAGCTGCGGGAGTGCCGATCGCCTGACGGCCAACTGGCTGGTCGCCTGCCTGCCGCATACGTCGCCGGTTTGGCGAAAGGAACTACTCGCGTGATTGCCAGTGAGACCCGCCCGAAGAAGAAGGCCGCTGTGCCGCTTGGCCCGCTGGCGTTTCAGGATGCGCGCATTGTGCGCGAGGTCGGCCGCCTTGCTCCTGAGCATCAGCACTGGATCCGCTACGCCTACGCCGACTCGCTGGCCTGGGATGACGAGCAGGGTGCCGTGGTGGCGCTGTGGGCGCGCTATGAGCCTAACCTCGGCAAGGTTCAGGCGAAGACCAGGAAGGCGGCGCAGGGCCTCGCCCACCTCGCTGTGCAGAACTCGAAGCGGTTTATCAATGCTGGCCAGGATCTGCACCACCCGTGCCGCCTGCGCGAGCTCCTGGGCGTTACCGAAGCGAATTGGGACAAGCACTGGTCGCCTCGCTGGCAGGGTTTAAAGTCGGCCGCGTTCGCCATGGATCGGGCCGCGCTGGGTGCGTTGTGCAAGCAGCTCGACGGCTTTCGGTTCGTGCTGCTGGATCGTGGGCTATGACCGTTCTGGTGTGCTCTCAGTGCCACACCGCCCCTGAGCGTCGGGTGGATCCTGACACGGGTCGCGAGATGTACGCTTGCCCAGGGTGTCGGCATCATGGTTTGGCTACGTCGAGTGCCGCAGGCGCGCGGGGATCCTGGCAGCGGGTCAACGATCCGGAGCTGCCGCCGCATAACTGTAAGGTCGTCCGCCAGCCTCGATTCTTTATGCGCGCCGGCGCTTGGGGTGCCCGGTGTACAGGTTGCGGCTTCGAGTCTGCTGGGTTTGGCAGTATCTCCGGGGCTATTGCTGACTGGGTTCGCTCTATGCGCTAAAGCTCAAAAGAGCAAAGGCGCAAAGGATCAAAGCCGCAAAAGCGAAAAAGTCTAAATGAGGTATTGCGTAAAAGTCCGGGTTAATATCTAATAAGTGCTCTAATGCGATACATGCAAACCAAAGCCCCGCCAAGTGCGGGGCTTTGTCGTTTCTGGCGGTTCGCCCGGAGGTGCTTATGTAGCCCTCGACCTGCGGCCTGGCCGCACCCCTCTCTCTCAGTTTGCCGACGCCATCGGTGAACCTTTCGCCTCGCCATCGTGCGGGGCTTTTTTATTCTTGGAGCGCCGCCAATGGATGCCCATAAGTTGCACCCACTCGCGGACGTGGCTAGCGTCGAGGTTGTCAAACTATTGCCGCCGGCTATCCCTTTTGCGATCTACGGTCTGACCCTCGAGAAGTGGTTGCTGGTTCTGCTGGCGCTGTATTACGCCGCGTTGCTGGTAGACCTGATCGCCCGGCGGTGGGTGTTGCCGCTTTGTCGATTGTGGATAGCACGCCGAAAGGAGCGGCGCAGTCATGGTGCTGGTTAAGCGCATCATCGCGGCGGTGACCTTGTCGCTGGCTGCTGCAGGTTTCAAAGTCAGCGAAACGGGCTTACCGGCTCCGGTCGAGCGCGCCGCGATCATCGCGGGCCTGATGGTGCTAACCCCTGAAATGGAAGGCACAGAGTTCGAGGCCTACCCAGACACGGGCGGCGTCTGGACCATCTGCACCGGCCACACGAATGGCGTTCGCCCAGGTAATCGCGCCACGCCGGAGCAGTGCGCTGCTTATCTGCAGGGCGACCTGGTCGAATCGGTCGACTATGTAATGGCTCGCGCTCCTGGTGCACCGCTTTTTGCCAAGCTGGCCATGGCCGACTTTGTCTACAACGTCGGGGCGGGGGCATTTGGGCGATCGACGCTGCTACGCCTCGCCCGTGCCGGCGATCATCAAGCCGCCGCCGCCCAGTTCGCCCGCTGGATTTACGTCGGCGGCCTCGATTGTCGCCAGGCCTCGAGCAACTGCGGCGGCATCACTCGCCGCCGAGATCTGCAGCGCACTCTCTACCAGGTGGGTTTATGACACGACTTTTATCTGTTCTCGCCCTTACGGTCGCCCTCACCTTGGTGGCGTGCGGATACCGCCTCGGCGTGAATCATGAGCAGGCCAAGGCGCAGGAGCTCGAGCGCGAGCAGCTGCGGATGGCCTTCGAGCAGGGCCAAGCCCTTGGCACCGTGCGCGACCAGGTGGTGACGGAATACGTCGACCGGGTGCGTGTGGTCGAGGTGCAGGGCGAAACCATTATCAAGCGAGTGCCCGTTTATGTGTCCGAAAAAGCCGATCGCGCTTGCGTTGTGCCTGCTGGCTTTGTCCGGCTGCACGACGCAGCAGCCCATGCACTGCCAGCCCCTGAACCTGCCGGCGCTGCTGATGAAGCCCCCGCGCACGTTGGACTCTCTGCCGTTGCCGTCACCACTGCCGGCAACTATGCCAAGTGCAACGCCAACGCCGAACAGCTGAAAAGTCTGCAGAAACTCCTGCAGAAATATGAATTGATCACCCTGTGCGCGGGAAGCCTCTGAGTTTAGTCCGGGGTCGAGAGCGCGGACGCAGAATGCGTCCTAATGCGGTGTCTTTTGCTCTTCGATGTATTGCCGTAGCACGTCAATCGGCGCCCCGCCGCAGCTAGAAGCGAAGTAGGAAGGCGACCATAGGACGCCTCTTCGCTTTAGCCACGGATGAAAATCTCCGAACTGCTGGCGGAGCATTCTCGATGATACGCCCTTGAGTGAAGCAACCAGATTAGACAACGCCACCTTCGGTGGGTAGTTGACCAGCAGATGAACGTGGTCGTGCTCGCCGTTGAACTCGACCAGCTCCGCATCGAAGTCCTTGCAAACACTGGCGAGAATAATTTGCATGGCATCCAGGTGCGCTTTCTTGAGCACATTACGCCGGTATTTTGTTACAAAGACCAAGTGAACATGCAGGGCAAATACGCAGTGCCTACCATGCCTAATATCGCCATCTGTTTTGCGCGGCCTTCCCATGACTGAACCTTGCATTAGTTTCAAAGACCAAACTATAATGCAAAGTATGGAGCATACCAAGACCCTCAAGCTGCGCATCAAAGACAAGCACGCTCGCGTGCTGAGCCAGATGGCGCGTGAGGTTAATTTGGTGTGGAACTACTGCAACGAAACCAGCTATCGCTCCATCCGCGAACGCCGGCAGTGGCTCTCCGGTTTCGACCTGCAAAAGCTGACTAATGGCTTGAGCAAATGCGACGGCGTGCAGATCGGTTCGCCAACCGTGCAACAGGTTTGCGAGGACTATGCTAAAGCCCGCAAACAGTTCAAGCGTTCCAGGCTGAACTGGAGGGTGTCCAACAGGAACAGCCCCAAATACAGCCTTGGGTGGATTCCTTTCAAGGCTCGCGCCTTGCAGTACAAAAGCGGTCAGATTCAATTCGGCGGCTTCAAGTTTGGCCTGTGGGACAGCTACGGCCTGAGCCAGTACGCATTGCGGGCGGGCAGTTTCAGCGAAGATTCCCGTGGGCGCTGGTATCTCAATATCTGCGTGCAGGTTGAAACTCAGCCATCACGCGGCACCGCCGCTGTCGGCATCGACCTGGGTCTGAAAACAGCCGCCACCACCTCTGATGGCGACGTGCTGATCGGTCGCCAGTACCGCGCCCTAGAGCAGAAGCTGGGCATTGCTCAGCGCGCTGGCAAGAAGGCGCGTGTTCGCGCCATACACGCCAAGATCAAGAA